GGGATCGTCCTGTCCTGCATCAGATCATCGAGCGGTTGCCGTCAATCAAACCGACTTGGTTGCTGTTCGATGCCGACTGGGCGCATACCCGACAGGCCAGCCGCTATTTGGAAATCTGCCACAAAATCGTTGCCATTGGCAGGGTCAAATGGATTGAAGACAGCGACATGGCTGGCAAAGATAACGCTTGCTGGTATTTTTTTGATGCCTCATTTCGGGGCGATACAGTTTTTGTGGGGCGACCATGACAGCCGATGATTTCGAGGACTTCTATCAACTGGTGAAGCGCGAATATTCCGTAACCGACACCATGATGGCGAAGGTTTTGGGATGTTCGCGGCCTAGCCTAATCAAGTGGCGCAAAACAGGTGCGCCGCTTTATATCGGCCTCGCTTGCACCGCCGTGATCAATGGTCTTGATCCTTGGACCAAACATCGTTCCAGTCCCCCACCTCCTCTGGAATCCTGACCTCCACCTGCCGACCAAATTGTATATACAACCTGTTCGCGGCGGCATACGCTTTGGCATGCCCCGCGAAATTTTTGTCGTGGTCACCAAAAACAACGATGTGTTCGGCAATTTCAGGCGGGTTCCATTTGGCTAACATCGTGCCGTTAATCACCGACCAGACAGGCATGGCAAACATCCGCGATGCCGACAGTGCGGTTTCAATCCCCTCCGCAATCCCCATCACCTTAGCCGCTGGCATGAGCCTGATGGCACAACCGTCTGGGAGTTTTCCAGCCATAACCCTTTTTGTGGGCTGGCCCTCGACCACCCGCTTGGTCCCGTTTGGGTTCAGGTAGGTCAGGTGGACGTTCACCGCCCGATCATCATGCGTGATGACTTTCGACACCATCATGGTCTGGCGGTCTGATACATATTCACGGATTGCATTAGAAGGCCATACAAAGCCCGTGCGCTGTTTCAGGTAGGTCTGGACCGCCCCGCCCTCTGAAGGCCGCTGGCTGGCCTCCCAAATGCGTTTAATCATCATTCTATTGGCATGGTCTTGGTCGTTCGGCACAAAGTTCGGCTTGATGTCCAAAAACAGGTTGATCCGCGCAAAGGTTTCTTTCGCCGAAATGCCCATCAGTTCGGACACAAGATCGAAACCGTCCCCATTGCCGCAACCGTTGCACCAATAGGTTCCGTTGCCGCCCTTGTTGTCGTATCGGAAACGATCCTTGCCGCCACAGACAGGGCAGGGGCCATGCCGACCGTTCAGCCAGTCACCGCCAATGCCAAAGTGCGCGAAGATTTCTGCCCAGCGATTCGTTGCGTGTGATTTGGTGGTCATTTGCTGCGGCTCTTGGCTTTGACGATGTTGCGGTGGCGTATCCAACTCAGGACGGCGGCAGATGGCAGTTTGGCCTTCTTCGATAGGGTAGAGCCGGGGAAAACCCCAAACTTGTCCTTGTAAGCGTAGTAAGCCCAGCCTGACTTGAAGCCCTTCGAAATGGAATAGGCAATCAGTTCCGAATAAAAATCCTGCTTCTCAACCATCGTGTAGGCCGATGCCATCTTTTTGCCGTCACGGCTCAACTCAGCCAGTTCCCCGTCGATGTGTTCAACCTGATCAAAAGGTTTTGGCTTTGCGCCACAATGCGGGCAAATGTAGACCTTCGGCGGGATTAGGTAGGTGCAAGCCTTACATTCGCGGGGTAGCTTCTCCTCCTTTTTGCGAAGTTCTGGTTTCTTTTTCTTGGCCCCATCATCCAGCGTGGTGTGGTGAATGTCGGTCACGAAGCCAAGCCGCAGGGTCGTGTCGCTGTGGTCGAGGATCAAGCAATGATCTTTGCCGTCAGCCGTCCGCAATCCACGCCCAATGATCTGCGTGTAAAGAATTTCGCTTTTGGTCGGTCGGGCAAGAATCACGCACCGCACATCCCAATCAACCCCAGTGGTGAGAACCCCCACGTTGCAGACCACCTGCACAGCCCCGCTGGCGAAATCGTCGGCAATCCGTTTACGCTCAGTCAGATCGGTGAAGGCATCGAGGTAAGCCGTCTTAACGCCAGCCTCTTGGAATTTCTTTTCGATGTTCTGGGCATGGGCGCGGTTGACCGCAAAGCACAGGGTCGGTCGGTTCTGTCCCCGCTCCAGCCATGTCGATACGATGTCAGCAACCAGCGGGGCTTTGTCCATCGCCACGCCCAACTGCTTCTGATCGTAATCTCCTGCCACGGTCTTTACACCGCCAAGGTCAGGGTGACTTGGGGCCATCACCTTGAAATCGGACAAGTGGCCTTGATCAATCAGTTCCTGCGTGGTCGTGCCGATGATCAGGTCATCCCATAACTTGCCCATGCCTCTGGCCCACGGTGTCGCCGTCAGGCCGATGACAGGCACATCACGCCAATCGGGATGGTTGAACCAGTCGTGGTAAAATTTGAACGTGACATGAGCCTCGTCGATGATGATCAGGTCCGCTTTGGGGATGACACGGTTTTGGAGAGTTTGAACGCTGCACACCTGAATGGGCTGGCGGTAGTCCGTCCGCTCGTGCATCGCTTGGATGACGCCAATGTCCCAAATACCGTTCGCCTCGAACCGCTCGACGGTCTGGTCGATCAGGCTAATAGCTGGAACGCAGAACAAAACCTTCTTGCCCTTCTCCTGCGCCATGTTGACGATGGCGGCGGCCGCAATGGTCTTGCCAGCACCTGTCGGCATCTGAAGGACTGGACGTTTCCTACCGCCAGACAGCGAACGTCTGACATGCTGGATGGCTTGTTCTTGGTAGTCTCGCAAATTCGTTGTCATCGTTGGGCCTCGTGTGTGTGCGTGTGTGCATGCGTGTTAGTAATACCTACAGGAAGTCATCCTCTGGCGGTAAGAATCCTGTATCTGTATCTGTATCTGTATCTGTATAGCTTGACGACACTTGAGCCAGCCTATAGCCGTGGTCAAGCGACCCTGTAGCGACCGCTGTTTTTTGCTGCAATTTCATACGGTTGCGAGAAGATATAATTCCACCTATTTTCCCGTTCCTCGCGGCCTTAATACTAGTGGCTTTTACATGGGCCAACTCTTTGTCAACCCGCTTGTGACGCCAAAACCCGTCCTTAACTTCAAAGAAATCCTGCAATGACACTCGCGCTACAGACCAATCAAATTGGTCCATTTTGGCAATGCCAGACAGCTTCCTATCGTTGTCTTCTAGCGGTTCACCCCGCTGCCAATAGTTTAAAATTAACAAAAGATAAGCACCATGTTCCTGCGTTGTCAGATGATGAGTATCTGACAGATAGTCGCTCGGGTAAAAGGGCATATATGGAATTTTACTAGCCATCTGAATCACCTTTTTATGGTTGATCCGATGGGCAAACAGCCATATATTGAGGCCGTTCATCAATCGGAACACCGCACATGTTCCGCAATCAGGGTCGTTCAGTTTCCGCTGAACGGCCCTTCTTCTTTTAAAATGCACAGTTGATGGCACTACGTCAAACAAAAAAAAGCTGGACCCGTTAAGGCCCAGCCAAGTCAAGGGAGGAAACGCTCTGAGACTAGAGCAAGACCACCTTATGCGTGATGGGCTTTGGCATCAATCTTTTTCTGGTGGCTTCGCACAGCGTTCAACACCGTGGTGTGGTCGCGGTTAAAGATGCGCCCGATCTGCGTGAGGGTCATGCCCAGATCATTACGGGCTTTGTATTGGACTTCATGCCGAACAACCACAATGTCCCGCTTGGCGCAGGGTGAAAGAACAATCTGCGGATCGACCCCATGCATGTGCGCGACATCCCGCAGCATCTGCACGAATTTATAACGCGGCACTTTGATGTCGAACATGAACGAATCAACAGGCTTCTCAGGTTCAGCGTCTGGCTTTGGCGCACGGAACACAGCCGCAGGTGCAATGACACCCGTGCCGCCAGCAACACCGCCCAACCGTTTTTTCACCGCCAAATAGTGGGCTTTCAGTTCAGCCAGAGATTTGGGATTTTCCATGTCTGATCCTCCAGAGAATAAACAATAAGGGTGATAGGTGGGCCATCATCGACCCACTCAGCGGCAATGGCCTTGCACATCGAATCATCTTCGATGACGTTCATGCGGGTCAGCAGATCGCTCGACGCCTTCAGCAGGTTGTCCAGATCGCGTCTGCGCTTGTCTGGCCTGACGGCTTGAACCTGCAACACATACGGGCCAAGGACCATCTTGCGTGTTTGCTGTTTGACCAGCCAGCCAGCCTCATCCAGCCACTCTTTGTATTTGGGCGACTTGAACACTTTGCCTTGGCGGTTCCCTTGCCAGATGGCGTTTGCGCTTGGCGGGAATGGAAGTTCAAGGCGAATCATTCCGTCTCCGCTGGCATGAAGTCATCAAGGCGCAGACCTGTGATCCTGACCAATTTGAACAACAATGGCGAACGCGGGAATTGCAAACCACGCTCCAATCTGGATATGGTCGCAATGGTTGTCCCCGTCTGATGAGCGAGGCTCTTTAACATGATCTTGTGGGTCTTGCGCCAGAGACGCAATGGATGTTGTGTTTGCATATCCCGTAAATGGCGGGTGGCAGGCAAAATGTCAATTTGCGATGTGGACGGTTGACATCATTTTCGTTTAATGCAAAAAAGATTGGGTAAGGAGAACAACGCATGCAACCCATATTTACCCCAGAAGGCGAACAGGCCTTTGAAATCTTCATCGAAATAATCTGTGGCGTGATTGTATTTTTCGTCGCGGTTAACATCATCTCGTGGATACTTGATAAGATTATTGAGGCAGACCATGACAAGACTGTATAAAGCACTAATTGATGCCGCCCAAGGCATGCGTCAAACCAATCAACGATACATTAAAATGCTTAACGATTACCCGATGAATAAACGGGAAACCGCTAAATACAAAAAATACATGAAGCAAAACATCAAAGAAGCCCGTTTCTATATTGCAATGGCTAAAGCCGAAAAGGAATATATTAAAAATGTCCAAGCCGTATGAAGTTGCCATTTTGGAGCGGATCATCAATTCGCTGTATGAATCCTATCCAGAGTTGAAACTTGACGATGATCTGCGCCTCGACATGCTCGAAGGGTCTACCACATTTGTGGAAACCATTGACCGCTTGTTGCGTAAGATCAAAGATGACCACCACCTGTCTAATGCGGCATCTACTGCAATCATTGAAATCAAAGAACGCCGCGACCGTTTTGATCGGCGGGTTGAATTTAACCGCGAGGTGATTCGGCAGTTGATGGAAATGGCTGACATCCGCAAACTGGAATTGGCTCTTGGCACGATTAGCCTGTCCAACAAGCCCAAATCGGTTGTGATCTGGGATGAGGGAAAAATTCCAGACAATTATTTCCGTATTAAAAAGGAGCCGAACAAAACCGAATTGAAAGCCGCTCTTGAAGCGGGAGAGACTATCGAAGGTGCTACGTTATCCAACGGCGGCACAACCATTCAAATCAGGTGAACACAATGACACAAACGAAAGCACTTGCACCTACCGCCAAGATCGCAACGGCTCTACACGCTGTGATGGCAAAGGTGTCCTACGTCCAGAAGGACGGCAAGAACGCCTTCCACGGCTATCGCTATGCCTCAGAGGCCGCACTGCTTGCCGCCCTGCGCCCAGCGATGATTGAAGAAGGCATATTCCTGATCCCGTCTGTTAGCCTCGTGAAGCCCATTGACGATCACGGCAATACCCATGTCGAAATGGAATACACGCTGGTTCATAAAGACGGCGATGTGTGGCCCTTCCCAATCCGTGCCGCTGGCATGGGCAACGACCGCGCCAAAAACGGTGCTGTTGGCGATAAGGGGGTCTACAAGGCCATCACTGGGGCAAATAAATACCTGCTGTTCAAGATGTTCCAGATTGAGACTGGCGACGATCCTGAAAACGAAACACACGAAGTGCCAGCCCCTGCACCTGCTAAAGCCGCACCACCGCCACCACCACCACCACCAGCCGAACCTGATGCCGATGGTTTGAAGACCTATCTCGCGGTCATCAAGTTGGGTTTGGAAACTGCGACAGATGAAAAGGCAATCCGTGCTTTTTGGACGCAGGAAGCTGAAAACCGCCAGAAAGTGGGAATTGTAAATAATTCTGAGGCTTTCAAATTGCTTAAAAACGCACATGCACAACGCATTGCCGAACTGAAAAAGGACGCTGAATAATGGCTTACGAGCAACGGGATAACAGCGGGACGTTTTTTATCAACGACCGCAAAGAGACAGATAGACATGCTGATTTTCGTGGTTCAATCCAAGTTGAAGGCAAAGATTATTGGTTGAATGTCTGGAACAAAGACGGACCCAAAGGTGAATATTGGTCTGTGTCTGTCACGCCGAAAGAGAAAGCCACGGGTAATAGTCAAGCGCGTCCTATTACCCAAGGCACATCATCTCTCAGCAAGAAGTCAGCACCTAAAACAAACGCTGAACTTCTCGACGAAGATTTGCCTTTTTGATGTCTATTGAAACCGAAGAATGGGTGGTGTTGTTTTATCGGCGTGATCGAAACAACCTCACCCGCAAAACCAAAATCGGCAAAGCCTTCCTGCGGAACAACGATGTGATCAATGTCTGCTTGGAGGTTTTGCCCCTTGTCAACGAACATGGGGAGTGTTGGATTACACTGGCCCCATACAACCCAGAGCATGTGGAAAATGACTAAGTTCATTACCGATCAGATGATGGAAGAGGCTCTCAATTTCCTCGCCATGTCTTCGGAACATCTGGCTCAGGCACGGGCCAATCGCGTCCGTGCCGAACATGCGAGAAAGAGGGTCAGGGCAAACCTGATCCTCAACTCACTGGAGAAGTCAGTTGTTCTGCGCGAAGCCGATGCGGAGACAGATCAGCGTTACGCCGAAGCTGTCGATGCTGAATGTGAAATGATTCGCTTGGACGAATATTATCGGGCCGAACGAAATCGGTGCGATGCCATCATCGAGGCTTGGCGGTCTGAACAGGCCAATGCCAGAGCGGGGAGCAAGTTCCAGTGAGTGTTGTTCTGCAATTGTCACCAGCCGAATTGATGATCGCCGCCAATGTCGGTGTCGCTCGACGCGTTGCATCTCTCAAACGGAAGCTGCCAGTGACCGCCAGTTGGACACACCTATGGCAGAGCGACATAACGGGGGCAATTGCAGAATACGCCTTCTGCAAGCACATGGGCTTGTTCTGGGATACATCCATCAATGTGGGCAATGTTGAAGATGCCTATGGGTATCACATACGTTCGACCAACCACGAGGAGGGTCACCTTTTAATCAAGCCGTCTGACCCAGATGGTAGATATGCGCTTGTGACAGTCGATGGTATAACATGCACTATCAGGGGATATATACATTCATCAGATGCGAAGGATGATAAATATTTTGTTCCCCAGAGAGGCATTAAACAAGCAGCATATTGGGTTCCACAATCTGATTTAAAAAGCATGGAAATCATTTGACAACATACTAAAAATCTGTAAAAAAAATGACGGCACTAATGCCAAACGAAAATAACAGGAGAATACAATGGCTAACAGCAAATTTAAAATTGACCCAGAATTTGTTCCAATCCCTTCTTTCCACACAGTTAAAGAAGCTAAAAAAAGCGATTGGCAAATTCTATTTGAGTCAATTTCTCATGGGCAAAGTTTTGTGTGTGACAAAAAAATAGGACTCACAGTTCGTTCAAGTTTTGCTTACTGGAACAAAAAAATGAGAGCCAACAAATATTTGGTTACTCGTTCAATTAACGACAACAAAGACATGCGCTGTTGGGTTTTTGATGCAACCGTCTGATGTAGGAACGACAAAACGCGGGAACCTCTCTCAGAGACGCAAACTTGCCATCTGGGAGAGGGAAAGCGGTAAATGCATGATCTGCACCGTCAAACTGACAACAGGCAGATTTATTTTTGAACATGTTCGTGCGCTGGAATTAGGTGGCACTGACACAGATGAAAACATTAGGCTGACATGTCTTGGTTGCGCCAAAGAAAAAACAAAGGACGATCACCGCATGGCGGCAAAAGCCAAACGGTCGAAGGCGAACACTCTTGGATTAAAGTCGCCCTCGAAAACGCCTCTCCCATTCGGGAAGAACAGCAAATTCAAACGGAAAATGGATGGGACTATCGTCCCGCGATAAAGGAAAAAACAATGACAACGACACCAGAAGTTCTCGCCCTAGCAAGCCGCACATATACCGACCGTGGTCAGGAATATGGATCAGTGAAATCAAGTTTCACCCGTATTTCAATTATCGCCAGCAGCGTCTTAAACAAGACGATCACGCCGCATGACATTGCCATCATCCAGATTGCTGTCAAACAGGCTCGTATTTCGGCAAACCCGCAGCACATGGATTCTTATGTCGATCTGGCAGTGTATTCTGCAATCGCCGCAGAACTGGCCTCACAGCCCAAAATGCCGCAGGTAGGCGATGCCTTCATGGCTGACGTTGAAACCGCTCTGCATGCCGCTGAGTGATTTTAAACAATAGTCCAAGTTGATGTCGGCTGGACGGTTACGGTCACACCAGAATTGACCGTGATCGGGCCAGCCGTCATTGCGTTTTTATCAGATGGAATGATGTAATTGTCTGTGACAGTAAGATCGTTGGTGTAAAATATTCTATTTGTCCCGCCGCCTGTTGGCTGGTCGCCAATCCCTGTTGCACGGTCATCAGCAAAATAACAATTGGTTCCATCCGAATAAACCAAAGACCGTTTGTTCTGCGGGATCACAACGCCTGTGCTGCCAGTGACAACAGTTTTAATTGTGACTGTAAAATCACCTGTTGTTTCGTTGTCAAACACCCACATACCGCCAACAGCAAGGGTGGTGCTTCCATCAATGAATGGGATGGTCACAACAATGTTAGCCGACAATGCGCCCTGAACGATCACACGCTGGTTTTGCACATCGCTAATTGATAAGGCTACATCAAGGCCAGTTGAAGATTTGCTGACCTGTGATCCCAACGCCTTGTCAATGATGTCCCAGTCGCTGTTAACAGGCGTGGACCAATTGTTCACATAAGTGTTGTTGTCGGGCTTGATGATCTGCTTGTTGGTTGTAAGCGTATATGTATCGACCATTAGATGGAACCTCCGAGCGTCTTCTTGGCGGTATGAAGTGCGCTGACAATAGCATCATCAGGCATCGACAGCATCTGTTCTGTTTTACCGCCAATGGCTTTGCGTGTCCGAACAGCGTCATTCGCCAGCGAGATGGCATCACGCATCACACGGCCCCCTGCCTTGCGATTTGGGCGTGTATCAGCCTGATTAGGTGTCTGCGACAGTGCAATGTTGCGAGTGGTTGCCGCAATGCCTTTTTCAGTTTTGTCCCACGCAGAACGCGCCGCCGCATTGTTGCGAAGCATGACAGACAGTTCCGTCAATTTGACTGGATCGTTTGATGCCGCTAGTTCCATCAGTTTTGGAGCAAGCCGCTGTTCCTGAACCGTATACCAACCTTTAGCCGCCAAACCAGTTACCAAGCCAACTGCCGCCGTTGCATATTGAGGCAAAGACATGCTGGCAATTTGTGGAATACCTTTTTCAAGAATTTGCCCTGCCGCCGCGCCAGCCAAACCAATAACGGTTGGATGACCAAATTCATTTTTAGTTTGTGACGCAGTAGCTTGTTTCAGGACTTCAACTTTAGACATCAAATCCTTGGCAACAGCGTTGCCATTGATCTGGTTCAACTGGTCTTTACCAATTACTGACTCAAGACGATCCCAAGTTTCCTTTTTCCCAAATACGCTCAGAATACCTTTCGGGCCTTTGTCAGCGGCAACTTCTGCCAATGCGCTCAATTGCCCATAGCGAAATTCTTGCTGTTGTGCGGGCGACATTTTGGCAAAGGCATCAAGCACTTCTTGTGACTTAAATGCGTTTAAGTTTTTAAGGCTTCCATAACCAGCTTCGATGGCAGTTCGCGCACCAAGTGATTCGGCGGCGGCACTTCGAGCGGTGGCATACCCAGAAACCGCATTATCCAGTTCGCCAACAAGTTGGTTTTTCAAACTCATCAGGTTACGGGCTTCGTTGCCCTTTTGTGCGTCAAAGGCATTGGAAATTTTATCATCAAGATTGCGTTTGACTTGATCCAAGAAATTCAAGTTTGGCTTAACCCCATATTGCAACTGATCAACACCAATATGCAATTTCGATGGGTCGTTTGTTCCAGTCAAACCAGCATTGATGTCCTTCGAAGTTTTTTGAGCGTCTTGAACGGCCTTTTTAAACGAAGGGCTTCCATCTAAAAGGGCTTGCAATTTTGGTGTCCAAACAGACGCCGCATTGGGGTCATTTCGCATCGCATCATACAACGCATCAACGTGAGCCTTGTCAGCCTGTTTGATAATTGCCTGACGCGCAGGGGCATCGAGAAATGTGCCAGCAACTTCTTTTTCAATAAAACCCGACAAATCCGCACCAGCAGTTTTGGCACGTTGTTCAACAGCCTGACCCAACTTCATCGCCATTTCGGCTGATTCGGTTGTCTTGTATCCATTTTTGACAAGGACGGCGCGGGCTTCTGGCCCAAGCATGTCATAGACAAGCGGACGCTCTCCAGCATCGAACGCCGCTTTAATTTGCTCAGGGGTCATGCCCATCTGATTGTTTCGATAATCCTTGACCATCGCGTCCATCAAGGTCTTTTCAGCCAATTCTGACGGCAAAGCCATATTGCGAACGGTGCTGCTCAAGACACTGCCGACAGGGATACCCATCACACCGCCAAGGAACCGCGCATAGGGGTCAAGATCAGGACGGTTAAGGGCTTCTGCCGCTTGCCCGCCAGCCTCGCTAGTAAGGCCAGAGACAATGCCTGTTGCGCCTCTTTCAACGATGCCCTCTTTGCCACCCAAGCCAGTAAACCCGACACCTGTCCGTGCGCCTGTATGAGCGTATTTACCAGCCGTAGTTTCAGGTTCTTCTGCCGTATATGGGAGAACCTGTTTGATACCCTTTTCCATGCCCTGAGCAGTTGGGAGGGGCAAACCTAAAGTGGTGTTTACATCACCTTTTTGCTCAGGTGTTGGCTCTTTACCCTGCAACAGAGCAGGATCATTCATCCCCTTTTTAGCGGCTTGGTAACCTTCAATAGTTAAAGGAAAATTTTCGCCAAATGTCTTTTTGGACCATTCAGGAGCGATTTTATGAAGCAATTGTGTGGCGGCAATCGCTGGGTATGCGCCAGCGGCTTCTGTTGCCATGTCAAAAAGATGACCAGCCGTTCCGGGAGTTCCAACAATATCGCCGACACCCAATGTGCCGCCAGCACCAATCTGTTTTGCAACATCTTTCGTCGTGTCAGGCGGTGATGCCCAATCAACTTCAAATTCCTGCCCAGCCGTGAGCGGTTGTGCCGCCTCTGGTGGACGGCTCCAACGTGTTTTGGGTTGTTCCTGAGAAGGCCAATCAAGTTCAAATTCTTCACTCATGGGTCACCTATTGGACAGGAACAAATTTGGGCTTGCCGTTTTCCCCAATACCACGAAACTCAACCTTTGTCGGTTTTTTGAACATAGGGAACTGCTCAGGCTCAAGAATGTATTTATGGCCCACTTGCAAATCATTAATATCGGTTGGGGTTGCCCCGCGCACAGCCAAGTCTTTTTCCGCTTTTTTAATATATTCGGTTGGGGACCGTTCTGAATTGCTAAACCAATCTTTGGTAAACGTGGCCTGATCGAAATTCCGCAATCCGTGAGTGTCGCGGTATTCAACAGCGGCTTTATATTGGTCATCAGCCAAATTCATAATGCCGTAAGCCTGTGACAAAATCTTTTTATTGGCTTGCGGTTCAAGTGTTGGGTTTGCGCTGGCCCTTTCGAAGGCTTGCATTTCATAAACTCTTGGCTGACCAGCCCCCATTTCTTTAACCTGAGACATAACTGTTCTCATGGTGTCTTTCATAAACGTCTGAAATGCTTCAGGGTTGGCAGTTGCGGTGGAAGGCACATAAATGCCAGCGGACCGCAATGCAGCAACAAATTTTCCTTTTTCTTCCGCAAATGCCCCACTTTTAAACGAGGTAACAATATTAGCGATGGCGTCCACCTGCGAACGGGTGTCTTGCCGTTGCTTAAACTGTTCATAGGCTTTGTCAAAATATGTGCGGTTTGTTTCTACATTGGCTTCTTTGGCTTTATTTTCAGACCAACCCGGAATTGGCACTTGTTCACCACGAGGGCCAATGCCAAAACCTACCGAATACATGTCTTTTTCAACCTGCCGTGCGCGTTCAATCAATTTTTCTGACTGAGCCGCATCATACATTGCCGCCTCAGCCGCACGTTGACGCAAAATCTTTGGATTGCTGTCGGGGTCAAGTTTGGACAAGAATGTAGGATCAGTAATTGCCGCGCTTGGCGTTACAGGAGGTTTATTGCCTGTTTCTGGCTTGGTTTCGACTGTAGTTGTTCCTGCTGGCTGACCTGCTGGCTGTCCGGCAGGTGGCTTTTCACCAGTCGCTGGTTTCTGCTCACCAGTGGCGGCAGTTGCTGTTGTCGGTGCTGGCTGATCTTGCGTTGGCTGGGTCTTGGGAGGGCCGACAGGCGGCAACGATGGAGCCAGCGAAGGCGATGCACCAGTCATTTCGCGCAGAAGGCTATCAATCTGTGCCGCAAGTTCAGGTGGGACTTTCAAGTCTTTAGCAACATAACCAGCGGCCTGTTGACGAAGGACGTTCAGCAGGGTGGATTTTCTGGCAAATTCGTCAATCTTCATCTTGCCTTCATGGACAGCGGTTTCACGCTCTTTGAAGCCCATTTCAGCCTGTTGCTTCTCATAGGCCTGTTTGTTGGCAAGTGCATTATAGTATGTCTGGAGACCGCCAAGGCCACCTTCACCAATCTGCTGACCAGCATGACGCGCACGGCTTGCCATCATGCCCAAACCTGCCGCCATAAGACCCGCACGAGCCTCGTCTGACAATGGGGAGCCAATAACACGCTCGATCAAAGACCGAGGTGCGCCTTCTGTATCAAAAATACGGTCACCAAGGCCTTTGGATGTCCAATCGGCAGGAGGTGGGTTAAACCCTACATTGTAGGCTTTGCGGGATGGCATATCTGGGTCATTTACCACAAGGCCACCCGAAGCTGGAGCGGCGTTACCGACACCGCCAGACGGCGCAGAAGCCGTTTGCGTTGACATCTGATTTTGTAGACCAGCAAGAAACGCTTCAGGCAACTGGAAGTTGCGGTTGAAGTTACCTCTCTCGTCATAAGCATGTGGTTTCAGTTGCCCAAAATTACGGCCGAGTTGCACATGGATTGGGTCGCCAAATTCACCTCCATAAACCAAACCAATATTTTGAGAGATTTTGCCCAACCTGTCTTTGTATTCTGGCTTATACCCCGCAAAATCCCCAGCCAACGCATAGTTGTGTGGGCTTTCATATGGGTTTGCTACAGGAAGATTTTGGTATGCACCTCGTGTTCGAGCAAGTTTTGCGGCTTTGAGACTGGCTTGTTCTGAAGGAGAACGATACAACGAACCCGGACTGATTGGCATACCTTGGCGGTTTGCCTCTTCAATGAACTGACGGAATTTAGGCGCAAATTCTGGGTGAAGTTGAGCATAAACATCATTGCCAGTTGCAACTTCTGAGGCTTTTTTATACCCACCCAAAGTGCGGTTTTTCGGCTCAACAACACCAGTTGCTTCCGATTTTGGTATTTCGACAGGCACGACACCCGTTTCCGTTTTTACAGGGACGACAACTGTTTCTTCCTTCTGCGCCATCAATGCGCGAAGTTCATCAGCGGCAGGAGTCTCAGACACTGGAGCGTCACCACCTTGTTGAAAATGATGGCGCGGCACAACACCGCCATCTGCGAAGCCAAAGCCGCCAAACAACCCGCTCAACCCGCTTTTAAGAGCGTCCAACAAGCCGGGGTCTGCATATGCGGATGGGTCAGCAGATGGGGTAAAATCTGGCAATTTCAACTTGTCCATAGTCAAATCGCTAAAATTGCCTTTTTGGCCCATTGCTCCCAATGCCTTTGATGCATCAGATTCACCAAACCCAAGACCATTTTTCCAAGCATTTTTTGCACCTTGTGGCATTGCTTGCAAACCTTTGGCGATCTGTGCAGCGTTGCTATCCTGCTGAGGCAAAGGTGGCGGCTTGGGGATTGTTGACTTTCCAACAGGAATATTGGCCTGTGGCACATAACCAAGACCATTTGCCAAAGCGACATAAGGAATCATGCCAAACTGCGGGTTTGTTGTGTTTCCCCCAGCGGCAAAGCCCATAGGCACAAGACCGCCAGAAGCAAAGTGGCCCCGTTCTGCGGCATCATGAGTCGCGGCATCGTAGTTAACCTGCTTGTAGCCGTTTACATCACGCACGGCTTCTGGATGGACTTTCTCAACATCCTGAGCCATAAGACCAAGTTGCGGTGCTGACCCATCTTTCATCCGATATTTGTAAATTGGTTGTCCGTCAAAAGTTTCACCAACAACTTCTTTATCTTCTTTCAAACGCTCATCCGACCACATGAACATTGCCGCCGCAGAAAGAGCGGGTCCAATGATTGATCCAGCCCCACTTTGGCTTGGAGCGGTCGTAGAACTTGTGCCGCCAGATTGAGAGCCAATGCCTTCCACAATGTTTGCGAGCCATGATGTCTTCTGGAAAGGATATGCCTGTTGCTGCAAGAACTGGTTGTAGAGAGCCTGATCCAAAGCCTGTCTGGTAGCCTGTTCCTGTGCGCCAGCCATCAACTGCGCCTGTGCGCCTGACAATGCAGCATTTTGCGCTCCCGTCCCCAATTGAGCAATCTGTGCGCCAGCCGCCATTTTGCGTTGCTGATCTGCCTGTTGTTGTGCAATGTTTTGATTGTATTGGCCCAAAGCCTGACCGTATCCACTTTGATACAAATTTCCAATGGTTTGACCAGTGGAAAGACCTTGTTGACGAGCCAATTCAGCCTGTTGGATACCATAACGATCACCACCATAAGCACCTTTGGCAATGGCAGAACCCGCCAGAGCATTACGCTGAGAAGCGTTTTGCTCATTGATGTTTGCCATCGTGCTTCCGACAACATTGTTCAGATATGGTGACATATACGGTTGAAGGCCAGCCTGACTGAACTGGGGTGTAACACCCTGCGCGGCTTGTGATGTAAGCCCCATGCCATAGCCATACGCAGGGAGAGCCATCCCCTGCGCTTGGTTTACGTTTTGAATACCAGCTTGCTGAGTGGTAGAAAGTGGCGCGACAAACTCACCATTATATGGCTGAAACGATGTATTTTTGTCGATGTCTTTGGCCTGACCGACAACATACTTGTATTCATCCTCAACCCATTTTGGGATTGATTGTGTCGTTGTCGATGTGCCGCCGCCTTTGCCACCACTCATATCAATATCCTAAGAATTAGTGCTGCGTCTCAGCGTCTTCATGGAAGTGACCTGTTTCTCGACCATACAAGAAAAATGCCCCAGCGGGTGGGCCAAATTGCTTCTGGTATAAAGCCACTTTAGCACTTGTTCGATCATTTGACAAAACCCCAATTAACAAAGGAAGACCTGTGCCTTCGGAAACCTGCTTGGCAAATGCAATCAACTTTTGAACACGGGAATCTCTCGCATGGCGGTAATCTGGGTGAACGAAGATGCTCATTTCCTCCAAGAACCGTTCGTCCGAATACCAATAGAACGATGTCTTGAGAAGGATCAGAGCCTCCAGCTTATCCTTGGGTCCGATGACCCCGACAATCCCATCCAATTTGTGCAGTGCGGGCCGCAGATAGCTTAACACCCGCTGCTCATTCAAATTGAACAAACCGTTTTCGTTATGGTTCACACGCGCAAGATGCATGATACCATCTTCGTCTTCAGGGCCAGCAACGCGCACAATCGCATCAGTGGTAA